TCCCTGCCATAACAAACCCTAGATATTCAGATGCAGACGCGCTAAGATCTTATGAACAAAGCGAAACTCCAAAACCCAAAAAGACAATACGCAAACAAAACGGGGCTCCTACTTTTCCTGCAATTACAACAGTACCTGGCGCTACTAGCTCTATTATGAAAAGAACAACTGAGGAAACTCCAAGAGCGAGAACAAGAAGAGAGATGAAAGAACAAAGTGGGCGTATAAGAACAAGACAACGTGAAAATAGAAAACAATTTTCTGATTTTTTTAGTGGGTTACTTGGTTCTTTAGGTTCACAAAAAGCCTACCCATCTGTTTTAGATGATATAGCTGAACCTTACAGAAGAAAAAAAGGTGGGCCACTAGGTGTTAAAATGGCAAAAGGTGGTTTTAAAAAGAAAACACCAATTTACTAGAGATGTATAATGGCAACTTCAGGAACAACTTCATTTGATCTCAATATTGATGATATCATTCAAGAGGCGTACGAAAGATGCGGAGGACGCACTAATAGTGGGTATGATTTAAAATCGGCAAGGCGAAGTTTAAATATTCTTTTCAGCGAATGGGGAAACCGAGGTGTTCATTTATGGAAGGTCGCCCTTCAAGAGCAGTTACTGACAAACGGGACAGCGACATACACAGCACCGACAAATGCGAACGACATTCTAGAAGCGTATGTAAGCACAACTACGGGTCAATCTACCACTACCAACGATGTTTCTCTAACAAAGATTAGCAGAAGTGAATATGCTGCTCTACCAAACAAAGGTTCTAAAGGGCAGCCTAGTCAGTATTATGTTGATAGACAAACCACCCCAACTATAACACTTTATCAAACACCAGATGCTTCAACATACACATATTTAAAATATTATTATCTTAAACGAATAGAAGATTCTGGAGCTTACACAAATACAGCTGATGTTGTTTTTAGGTTCATACCTTGCATGGTAGCAGGTTTAGCGTATTATATAAGTATGAAAGTAAATCCACAGCTTACACAACAAAACAAATTGATATACGAAGATGAACTTTCCAGAGCATTGAATGAAGATGGACAAAGAACATCAGTGTATATTACTCCACAAACATATTATCCACAGGGGTTTTAAATGAAAGGTATGAGATTACATAGAAAACAAGGTGGCGGTTTCATGACTGCACTTGAACAAACAAGACCTGATTTATACAAAACAATATCAAATTATAGGTCTAGGTTAGATGAAGACAAACAAAAAATATTTGATAAAAGAGGTCAGATTCAATATGCTGCGTCACTAAACATGCCAGAAGAAATGAGAAAAGATTATTATGCAAGTATTGAAAAAGAATACGCTAAACCAACTGAAGATCAATTCAAAGCTTTAGATAAATCTCTTGAATCAAAAACCTTTGTACCAACGTATAGATATTATAAACCACAGGCAACCACAACCACTAAAAGTGCTGACGAACCATTTGGTCCAACAACAGGGTATTATAGAAATCTTCAAAAAGAAATTGATGAAAAACAAAAATTTTTAGATGACTTGAAATTCACAGAGACTAGAACCAGAACAGTTCCTCAATATGAAATGACAACTCTTCCTCCTGGATATGGATTAGCTGGTGGAAGACCAGCCCAAACTAAAATGGTCACTGAATTACCTAAAGATGCTAGATTAACACAAGGAAATTATGGTGCACAGTTTTATCAAGCTCCAATGAAAGGTGCAAATTTTTATCAAGCAAATACAAACCCGACATATAGAAGAGTAGGTAGTAAAAAAATTACAGAAAAATTTGAAAGACAAGCTAAAGCAGGAGACCCTGAATATGACAAGGCTTTTGCAGAATTAGGTAGACTTCAAACACGACACAAATATAGAAATCTTTACAGCACACCTAGTAAGTCTCAAATGACAGGTTCAAATATTTATGAAAAACTTGGAATGACTGGAACACCTACTTCAAAATTTGGTATGTTTGGCGTTCCTATGCCTACACCAACAACCCCTTTCGCTCAACCCATACCTTCGAGAGGGGGAGGGTTTGGTAAACAACCCATAGTCACAGGGACTCCTTTCAATCAACCTATACCTTCAACTACTAACCCCACAATGCAGATGAATAAAGGTGGTGAAATAAAAGGAAAAGGCAAAGCTGTTCGAGGTTTTAAATTTGGAGGAATTAAATAATGGGATACGCTAGAGGTAAATATGCTCAAGCAATTTCAGACCGCTCTGGCATGGCTTTTCCATACAATGAGATGGTTAAAGAATGGAATGGTTCTTTTGTTCATAAATCTGAATTTGAGGCAAAACATCCTCAGATAAGAAGAAAACATATTAAAGCTGATGCAATAGCATTAGCAAATGCAAGACCAAGAACACCTGATAATACAGGTGATTTTCTTTTATATATTACAAATGGTTTGCTCACAAATCCTGGTATGAGACCCACTGATGGTCAAGGTATTTTAGGCACAGAACTTACAAGCTATAGTGCAACAATGTCATTAGGAACTGTTAGTATTGTAAGCACAGATACTTTAACGACACTGACCACAACCGTTGCGAATGTAAGTGGCAGTAATTATTATTTTATAGATGGTGTTCAGCAGAAAACCTTATCTTTCACTAGAGGTCAAACTTATAAATTTGATCAGTCGGCTAGCACAAATGACAACCACCCACTAAGGCTTTCAACCACAAGTAACGGGACGCATGCCGGAGGTTCACCATACACAACAGGGGTGACTACAAGTGGAGTGCCAGGTACGTCAGGTGCTTATACGCAAATAACTGTGGCAGGTGATGCACCAGATACTTTATACTACTACTGTTCTAATCATTCAGGTATGGGTGGTACAATAAATATTTCAGGGTAAATTATGGCAATAACTAATTCAAATTTTTTAACACAAGTACGTAATTATACAGAAGTGGATTCAAATGTTTTAACAGATAATCTTTTAGATGAATTTATAAGACATGTCGAGGTTGATATTGCAGGTAAAGTTGATTATGACGATTTAAGAAAATACTCAACTTCCAATACGATTACTTCACAAAGATATCTTACAATGCCTTCAGATTTAATTTATTTAAGGTCTGTACAAGTAACAAATTCTGGAGTACGGACTTTTTTAGAAAAAAGAGATACGAGTTTTATATCAGAATATAATTCATCAGATGCAACAGGAGTTCCTAAATATTACGCGAATTGGGATGATTTAACAATTGTAATGGCGCCTGTACCTAATGCCGAATACACAGTTCAGATTAATTATATAATAGACCCACCACATTTTGATTCATCTAACAATACTTATCTATCGACTTACCAAGAAGCTATGTTACTCAATGGTGTTTTGAGTGAATGTTTCAGGTATTTAAAAGGACCAGCAGAGC